TCACAAAGATTCTCAGTCGCTTCCCAGGGAAAAATCCCCCCTGGGCCCACAGCGATCCCCAGGGTTTAACTTTACAATAGTACATTGTTTGCTTTACAATAGTCTTAGATAACTTTACAATGTACAACAGACTATTTCTATGGTATAATACAGATATATCTTTTGATAAAGGCAGTGTATGCAAGTTATTTGGTTCTCAGGTAGGTCTACAGTTGGTATAGTCAGAGTAGTCGATGAGTGGGATGGTGTGCAGTATTATATTGGTTCTCCTCCTATGAGTGAGCATTCTCCTTGGGCAGAGGAACAGGACATGCAGTGGATCGCAGATTGGGGTGCCCGCTTCCCACGCCTGTTAGGGGATACACTATTTAACGGGGATCCTATAAGAGATGGGGCCGCGGTGCCAGTGCCTGTTAATAAGGAGCACGCAGAAGCCATGGTCAAGGTAGGGATGTTTTACCTGGGGAAATAAAAAAAGGGAGCGCAAGCTCCCTGAATTTTTTGGCCCTCTGCCTGTTATAGTAGGGTCAGCGCGAGGATGATCGCTACACTACAAGCTATAGTTATCCTTAAGTGTCTCTTCTCTTGCCATGTCATTACGGCATCACCGCGCCTCTTGCCATCGCGTCCTCTGGGTCATAGTTCGTAGTACGTGAGGAGATAGGCACAGCAGGAGCTGACATATCCTTACCAAAGTTCTGGTTAGCACGACCAAAGCTAGGACGGAGACCTAACTTCATCTTCTCTACATTCGCGTCGGCCTTAGACATCTGGCCCTCTGCGACTGCCTTATCTAAACGGTCCTGAGCTTGCTGGAGCGTCTCCTGTGCCTGAGCTGGAGCTTGCGCTTCCTTAGCAACTAATGCAGGAGTCGGTGGTGCGGGAGTCTCTGCTGCAGGAGTCGGCGCAGCTGCAGCTGCTGGTGCGGCCGCCGCTGGCTTAGCATTAGTATCATTCAAGCCTAATAAGTCTAATGCCTTCTTAGTTAAATCAAACCCTGCCCACTTGGACACCATGTTAACCGGAGCTAATAATGCAGTGATTAAACCGGCGAGTGCCTGCTTTAAGAAGGTAGTCCAATCGATCTTGCCTTCCCATAGGCCTTTCGCTGCCTCAAACATCTTGACTGGGCCGGAGATCAAGTCCTTAAACATACCGATCAAGCCGTCTACGAGAGAACCTATACCCTTCGCGAAGATGTCAGAGAACGAGAAGCTGTCTAACCATGCTGCTGCATCCTTCATGCCAAAGAAGTCTAATATGAACGATAAGCCATCCTTCAATAGGTCTAATAACCCACCGATCAAGCCGTTGACCAACCCAGTCAGACCACCTTTGATAGCTGCAGTCAACTTGTCAAAGAACGTCCCTTCGGTCTTGTTCCAACCATCTAGTGCACCAGACACAGTATCAAACACAGACATGATGACTTGTAACGGGAGAGCTAACTTACCTAGGATCGCGCCTAAGCCTTTGAAGAAACCCATGAGAGGCTTAAAGAATGACAATAGGTCAGTAAAGTAACTCAATAGTCCGCCTCCTCCTTCACCAAAGATCTTGCCTAAGAACTTCAGTGGCTTGCCCATCATCTCCCATATACCTTTGATGGAAGCCCATAACTGTTCAAAGTCCTTGCCTATCTCGCCTAGGTTAAAGATCTTAGTCAAGTATTTCCCTACGCCGACAAAGAACTCCTCAATGGACTTTAACCACTTCATCTCGGCAAATAAGCCTTTCAACCAAGCCCAAGCCTTAGTGAAACCGCCCGTAACTAGCTCTTGTATGAAAGTAAACCCGTTCTTAATCTTTGTAAAGATAGCAGTAATGATGCCGTCGACCTTAAAAGCTTTGGCCATAGCTGTCCAAAATACCTCTAAGCCCTTGATATAGTTCTTGATAAAGGCTACACCGCCCATCACCAAGCCTGCAACCAATGAAGCTGCTAGTCCAAGCCAGGAGAAGTCACCCTTCTTCTCTTCTTTCTTAGGCTCTTTCTTGTCTTTCATTAGCTTGAACATGTCCTCCATCATCTTAGCACGTTCAGCGTCCGCTTCTTTTTCCTTCAAGCGATTAGCCGTCATCAACTCTACGATCTTGGCGACATTAGACTCCATGTCACCGATCACATTAGTCAATAGTTTGATACCATATGATGATGTCTGTTCATAGTCGACAGATACTTCTAACAGCTTATTTGTGTTCTGTATCTCTGTCGTGAGAGCAGCTATATTGCCACGGACAGAATCTGGCCCTCCCTCTGTTTTAGGGTTATGAGCTCCGGATCCTTTTCCGCCCTTGTTCTTTTTTCCCATACTTAAACCTTATACTTTTGATTAAGCTGTTTAGTTTTTTCGTTTTCTTCTTTGATGTACTCAATTAACATGGCAATGTAGACTTCTCTCTCCCACGGCAACATCTCATTAAGCTCAGTAAGACTATACTTGTGATGCTGCATCATGATAAAGTTAGTCTTGAAGTGGTTCTCAAGACTATCGTGTGAGAGAGCTATCCGAAAAAATTCTGTAAACCTTCTAACACTAATGGATTATGGGTTCCACATTTTTCGCAATCAAATGATACATCTTTTCTAAGCTTAGGGATTCCTTCAAAGAAGTCCTTGATGCTTTCAAACTGCTTAGAGTTTAAAGACTCGACAAATGCATCGATTTCTTTCTTCTCTAAATTCTTTGTTTCATAAATGTTTTCTTTATCAAAGATAGATTCAATGCATGATGTTACTAACGCAAAGATAGTCTTGATATCAGTCTTATCTCCACTAGCCATGATCTTCATGACTTCATCAGTTGTTGGGTATTTCAACATAACACCAACACTATCAGTGATCATTACTTTGTTAGTTCTAGATTCATCTCCCATGTCAATGGTAACTTCCTCTAGATTAACACTTAGTTGGTTTACTGTGCCACAACTAGAGCACTTATAACCAACTTTAGACGTTTCACCAACTGATTTAGAACGAAGCTTTAAGAAAAGTAGTTCTAATTCTGCAGTCGGAAGCGTCTTCGCTTTAACTTTATTAAATGTACAAGCTTCAATGATATCTTGTACTGTTTTCATGATTGTTGCAGGGTCTTGCGACTCCATAGCCAACATCAACTGTTTTTCTTCTTTAACAAGATACGGTCTATACTCGATCCTCTTCTTGCTAATTGGTAACTCTACTTCATACTTCGCCGTATTAAGGACGATAGGTAATCCAGACATAATAAACTCCTAATAATTAAAGACCAAGGGTTTGGCCAACCGATCCAAGTAACACTTTGCCTTTGGAAAGGATAGACTCGACAAAACCCTCTTGATACCAATCCTCATATGCAAATGTGATTTGCATCTTTTGGGTTTGATTTTCACCCATATTACTCACTTCATAGCTAGCTATTGTGGTTGGGAATGCGTTTCTCAACGTGCACGTATAAACAGGAATGTCACGTTGATCTAATTGTTGAATGATAATATCAGTTGCATACTGTGATTTATATTTAATCGTCATATTCTGACGATTAATGATACTGTTAAACCATTTTTCAAAGTATTTTTTCATAAAATGGTCATTTGTAATATGAAATGATATAGTCACATCATCATTAATATAAGTGTATGGCATCTTTACTGATAACATATTAGTTGCTAATTCATTTGTTGCAACTTGTCGACCTGGCATGGTAATAGAATCACACAATATTGATACATCTCGCGGATCGTTTAGACCAAATCCCATTCCTCCAGTATCTGCACCTTGATTAAACAATTTAGCAATAAGATCTTGCGGATCAAAGCTAATAAGTGGGATTGCCATATAAACAGCAAAACGATTTTGCGGAGCTAAACCACCGCGTTTACTAATAGTCGACTTGAATTTATCGATTTCCATTATGCTCTATATCCTGTGATTGCAGCTTTCGAATCTCTCCAAACATCTCGTTTATTAGCTCCAACAAATTTTTCTGTTGGTAAATACATTGAAATTTCCCATTCAGATGATGGAACTAACATCATTCTAGATTCGACTTGTGAAAATAAGTAGTGTTTAAAGCACGGTGCAAAATAACGAAGCTTAGAAACTGAAGTTAATAGACTATAATTAACTTTCATCTTAGTAGTTTCATCCCATTTATCATTATTTGTAGTTTCCATTAATTTATCCATTAACTTTGCACGATAAATTGGACTTAAATAGTGTAAATTCAATCCATAGAATCCACCTTCAGCTGGACCTATTGCAATCATTAGCGGAAATCTATCCCAATACTCAAGAGTTTGCGCACCTTTTGCATCATACAAAAAGTGGTACATAAAACCCGGTCTAAATTTAGTAGCTTTAATAAAATGAGGATCTTTTAGGAACTGCATCGCATTGATGTTTCCCTTTAAACCCTTCAATTTATTCATAAACCACTGTTGGGACTCTTTCGTTCTTTCAGGAGCGTTGAGACCAGTTCTAAGTTTATCAAATAAGCTTTTTTGTTGTGCCATATCTCTATTTATGTAAGTAATCTGATGCCCATCGATTTAATTGTATCTTCTGTCCATATTAAAAACTTCCAATTACGATCTTTAGCATAATTTTCAGCTGCTTTCCACTTACATACGTTCTTAACATATGTCCTAGACTCTTCTAAATACTTTTTTGTCTGACGAGATGGCTTTTTTGGAGGTAAGGTTTGTGATTTTGGCTTGATTTCGATTAAAAATGTGCCTTCTACTGTTGTAAACTTTAAATCCACGAAATATCGATGATATTTTTTATCCAGAGGAAGCCAATAAGGCACCACTGTCTCTTCAGAGCTCCATTTTAACACCTGATCATTAGAATCACACCATCTAAAGACTTGCATCTCCCAATGTGATCTATAGACGACATTCTTAAAATCGCCTTCATATTTCGCTGGGTTCTTCACCCGATAAAAACCTTTGTATGTTGACATATAAATAGTAAATAAATTCCTTCAACCTAATAAGGTTATCTATGGCTCTATTCGACAATCTATTTAGCGATATTAAAAATACGCTCACAACCATCCTTGGTGCTGATATTTTCACAAATCCATATGGTTCACAAGTGAGTTATCGTTACCCATCCGGTGATACAACAAAATACGAGAATGTGATTAAATTTACAGCTCTTGCCCGTGTAAAAAAGGGTGGAGTTTTAGATTTTCGTGTTCCTCAACTTGCAGAAACACCGTTAGGTAGCGTTACATTATACATGCCTGCTGGCGTTTCAGTAAATGATAATTTGTCATATGACAATGCTGATACTGGAATGGGTGGCATGATGGTAAATGCGGCAGGTTCTTCAGCAAATACTGGCGAATTTATTGACAAAATCAAAGAAAATGCTAAACCAATTGCACATCGTGTAGCGGCAGCAAAATTAGCAGATTTTTCTCAAGAAAAGGGTATGATTGGTGGTGCTGCGTCACAGATGTTAATTAATAGTGGTGAAGTTGTTAATCCACATACACAAATGTTGTTTCGTGCACCATCTTTAAGACAGTTTTCATTTAATTTTAAAATGATTCCTCGTTCTAGAGCAGAAGCGAGAGATATAATTAAGATTGTTCAATTTTTCCGTATTGCAGCATATCCAGAACTTGGAGCTGGTAATAGCGAAAAAGAAGTAAAAGGTCAGCAATCTATTGAAATGTCAACGTTTAAGTTTCCTGATATTTTCGAAATCACATATTTGACAAATGGTAAAAAGAATAAAAACATGACTCAAATTATGCACTCATATTTGACTTCAGTTACTGTTACTTATAATGCTAGTAGCCCTACATTCCATGCCGATGGTATGCCATCAGAAGTTGATTTAACACTTCAATTCCAAGAGTCTAAAGCTCTTAACCGTAAACATAT